CTATGCCGCCACTTTGTCGCCACTTGGCATCGTCGCCAGCGGATTGAATTGCAGGGCGGTTTCGAGGTGTTCCGGCGCAAGGTGAGCGTAGCGCATTGTCATCTTGATATCATGGTGGCCGAGGATGCGTTGCAATACCAGAATGTTACCGCCTGACATCATAAAGTGCGCCGCAAAGGTATGGCGTAGCACATGGGTAAGCTGGCCTTTGGGTAGCTGAATACTGGTACTCTCAAGTGCAGCCATAAAGCGGAAATAGCACTCGCTGAATAGACGATCATCACCCCGCGTTATCAACTTCTTGTACAGTGCTTTACTGATCGGAACGCTGCGGTTCTTTTTGCCTTTAGTTCGGATGAACGTGATCTTATGTGGTGTAATCTGTGACCGGGTGAGGTTTTCCGCTTCTCGCCAGCGTGCGCCGGTGCTAAGACATACCTCTACCACAAGCGGCAAATCAGAATCGCCTTTGTTGCAGGCTGCAAACAACTCTGTGATTTGTGAGTGCGTCAGCCACGCCATTTCCTTTTCTGCAACGGTAAACTTGCGCATGTTCTCCAACGGATTGGGCTGGTTCCATTCGCCTAGTCGTGCTAACTCGCTAAACATGCCGCTTAGGTAGCTTTGTTCAAGATTAACGGTGACTGGTTCCGCACCGTTCTTCCACTTCTCGGAAAAGTAGATTTCACCTGACAAACGTTTATCGCGGTAATGTGCGAAGTCTTTAGCGGTGAAGGTGGTAGCAGGGGGATCGCCTAAGGCTTCAATCACAAGGCACAGTTTTTTGTAGGTGCGTTCGCCAGCAGTGAGGGATTGGCCGTGCAGGTTGTACCAAAGCTTGGCTACCTCACTCAGTTTACGGCGATCAAGCGCCTCTCCTAACCACGGCTTGTTATCTACCTGTTCCATGGTGAAGCGCTCAAATGCTAAGGCTTCACCTTTGGTTGCGAACTGCTTACGTACCCTGCGCCCTTCACGGCCTGCAGGGTAGCACTCACATAACCACTTACCGGATGATTGTTTTCGAACTGCCATTCTAACCCCTCTTGAAATCCGGAGTCTATTTAACTGTATGTAAAACCAGTGGTCAATGTTTCATTATTTAAATATAAACATTACATTATTCGTCTTAATCAAAGGCTGTCGCCATTTCGATAAAGTTGGCATAATCATTCCCATGATAAGCACTATTTTTCTCAGCTACTGCTAGAGTTGCGCCCATATAAAATTTTATATATTCCTCTGAAGATATAGATTGCGCATTTCTGACTGCCAGATACTTAGGTTGACCGATCTCTAATAATTTTATTTCTCCTGCCCTATCGTCTAAAAACGAACAGAATATTGTCATGAAATTATATATGGTTGTTGATATTGTGGTTTTTTTGAAAATATTGCCTCTTCTATATCCCTCACTCCACATGTGGTTAATGGTGGTGTTTTCTTCTGAGTTGTCAATGATTAACTCTATCTTATTTGTATAGTGCTTTTTATAACATGGTGAGGATGATAATGTAGCTTCAGTTTTATCATGCCTAACTGATTTTTTAGTTATGTGGTTAAATGAGTTGCTATCTTTATCATACATAATCATGAGGATTAAAAGAGAAATGTAATCCATGTTCTTTTTAAATGACTTGCTAGTAATGAGATCTAAGAAACGATCAAGGCTTCTCAGAGAGTCTCTTAGGTTTAGTCGATATGAGTTGAATATTTGGCTAATATTAAATGATAAATCCTCGGTGCTAGATGGAATAGGAATCAAGTTTTTTATACTGCCAATGAAATTATCACCGATTCTTAAGCTGATTTTTTGATGAACTAAGTTTAATAAATCTGGGGACTTAAGTGAAAATCTTCTATGGAAAAATCTACTGAGATAGTCATTAGCTTCAAACCCAAGGCCGTACACATTCTTAACCGAGTGCTGTAATTGGTCTGTATCAGTGGCCACTACGAATACAAATTTATCTATATTAAATATGTGCTTTACTATTTCTAATATTGAAATTGCATAGTCAGGTCTACAACGATCAAGCTCATCAATGAAAATAAATATTGGAGCTGAGTAGCCTTTTTTGAAACTTAGCTCACCCCAAAACTTCAATTCCTTTTTAAGTTTTGCAATGGCTTTCATTTTTTCTTGATGTTCGGTTAACATTAGCTCGGCAGCTGACTTTGCTATGTCTGCGACGTTTTCAATGCCACCGTATCTGTTTATTAATCCTGAAAGTATTTCGGGAATAACTCCTTTTGTGAATCTACCAATAGACTCCATTGTTCTAATTAAGCGAGCATCAATCTTTCCAGAGTACTTCTCTATTTGAGAAATTAAAGATGAAAATACTGTAAGAAAAGCATCATCTGAAAAATCCTGCTTCCAAGCATCAATGTATATGCATGGATGATGGTTTTTTAGTGAGCCATACATTCTCTTAACGAAAAAAGATTTACCAGCTCCCCACTCGGCATTTAGGTTTATAACTGTATTATCTTTACTTCCCATTTCTTTTAAATAAAAGTAAAGATACTCAGCGTACTTCCTTCTTTCTAATTGGTCTGGTGGCAATGTCTCATACTCATCATCAAAAAGCACATCGATGCTTTTTGACCAATCCCAATTCAATTCAAAATTATTTTTTTTCATGTCGATGACTTTATGTTTTTCGTTTTTAGAGCTGTCCCACTTTGTCTTTGACGCTAGCATGGATGGTTATATAAACGGGTCAGCCAGATATACAAGTTATTAATATTTTTGCTATAACTTTAAGCTCATCAACCAGACAGTCAAATGAGTGTTTGTTATCTGAAATTTTTACTTTATTTCCAGGGATGCGAACTAATTCACGGATGCTAATGTTGCCATCAATATCGATCAACCATGTACCATCATAGATTTCGGCATAGGCACGAGTTGCGATGTATTGAGTTGTTCCATCAATTACTACAATCGGATTTTTTATGTTCGTGGGGAGAAAATTTTTATCCAATAGGAAAGTTTCCCCATCATGTAATTTTCTGGCGGAAAGTTTTTTACTGGGAACTACTAACGCATTCGGCGCTGCAACCACTGTTTGGTCGAACATGTCGCCATGACCATACGTTAACCAACGCACAGATGCACCTGTATCTAAGGCGCATTTCAAAACATATTCCGCAGGAAAAGCGTTGCGGTTTTGTCTGTTCGCAAGGGCGCTAGCCGTGATACCTAAGGCTTCACACAAAGCTAGTTTAGTCTTGACTCCGTAGGCCTTTACCATCCTTTCGATAGCAGCTTTTGCGTCTTGATTGAATTCCATAAACTTCCATTTTGCCAATTTTTGCATTGACATTGTCATTTTGTGGCATTAAATTCACTTCCAATTTGGAAGGGAACACCCTTGTTACTGTTTATCACCACTTAACGCGACCCGCCACAGGTCATCGGAGGATCTTGCACTATGCGTAAAAACATTTCAATCACGGTTCCTGCGCCGCACGTAACCATAGAAAAATACTGTGAACTCACAGGGTTATCTAAGAATACTGTTGATGACATGCTCGCTGATGGGCGTTTGTCTTCATACCGTCACCGTTTGGGAACTGGTGCAAAACGAGAGAAAGTCCTTATCAATATGGTGAAGCTTACGCTTAATGCACTCTCGGAATGTGAATTTTCGCTAACGGTTTGAGATGTTGCCAGACGCAAAAGGGGAGAGGAATGTTTGATTTTGAAGTTTCAAAACATCCACATTTTGAGATGGCGTGTCGCCAGTTTGCTGTTCGGCAAAACCTTGTGCGCGTTGCTGAACAGATTGAAATGAAGCCGCAGATGCTCCGCAACAAGCTGAACCCAGAACAACCGCATCAGCTGAGTTGCACCGAACTGTTGGCAATCACTGATGCAACAGAAGATTCCAGCTTAGTAGATGCCTTGCTGGCACAGTTGAACTGTTTACCTTCAGTGCCAGTTAATGAGGCATGTGCTGGCAACATATCTACATACGCGTTGAAAGCGACAGCGGCAGTAGGTTCAGTTGCGGCGGCGGCGGTAGAAGGCGATCACAAAACGGCATCTCGTAAATCCGCTCTACTCGATAGCGTTAACACGGCGATCCGTCATTTATCGCTAATCGGCCTGACCGTTCAAAACCGTATTCAATCCAATCCGGCTCTGGCCACAACCGTAGATGTTATCGGTGGCTTGGGGGCTGTGGCGGGATTGGCTTGACAATGAAAGGAGAGTTTATGCGGGAAGCTAAAAAGGATCGTATTGAGGCGGCACTTAAACAGCAAATTACAACTGCAAAACAGCGTACTCGACTCTTAAGAGTGATGCAAAAATCTTTAGGCAAAGAAGTTAAAAAAATGGGGTTGAAAGGAGTTCCAATGGAGGAGGTTAAGCAGGTGTTCGACGCTTTTATTTGTCTTGGTGAAATAAAAGAGTGAGGCCATTTCAGGCCTCGTGGGTTGTATTCAGAAAAATTCGATAATGGTTTTATGGGTTACGGGTATTTTTTCATTAAGCTTGACACCAAGTGCTATATGCAATTCTTTCAGCTCTTCAGCGTGAGGGCTGTTTTGAATTGGTTTCTCAATGTTGTCGAGAATTCTATTTAATCCGGAAAGTAAAGATTTAACATCATCGATATCACTATCTAACATGCAATAACTCCGTTGTTGGTCGGTTGTTTTTGGCGATTCGATCCTACCACAGCAACCATGTACCGGGCATGGCTAAAACTCGGTTTTCATTCTCAACTGCCTACATTGTGGACTGTTGAGAATGGATTAATTAGGAGGGAAAATATATGCCTATCTCTATAGCCCCGCTATTGAAGCAACAAAGCCCGTCGCGGCATTTTGAACACGGTTTTATTGAATTGCCGGGCGGAAAGCGCTGGCGCCCATGTCACAATCAGGCGGCCTTACTGCGTGGCCTGTCAGCGGCTAAGCTTGTTTCACCGTTGCGCCGTTTGTTTTGTCGTTAATTGGGGCTGTCATGTTGTTGGCTACTGAAACACAAAAAGCGATCGGTATTAAGCGCATTTCACAGATTAAGCGTGAGCTGTTCCCGCATAAGCGGAATCAGGCGCAAGAGGCTTTTGATAAGTCGCCGGAACATATCCGCAGAACTGTTTGTTTTCATGCCGGGCTGAAAGAGCGGCATATAAAAATGAAGTTTGCAGAAATGAGTTATTCAGAGCGTAAACAAATCGTGTGGGCGCTGAATGACCTGATTGATTTATCAAAAACCTTACCGCGATTTATCAGTGATGATGATTGCGAATTAAACATTAATTAACCGCATCGCGTAATTCTGGCGTTAACCCGCCGGGTATCGCTTTGTCTGAAATAAGGAATTTACTATGAAAGAATCTTCGCTTCTTACTCCAACTTTAACCAGCTCGGCAAATAACGCCTTTCAGCGTGGTGTTGTCGCTGGCACTTGCCGCGCGGTTTCTGCCTTAACAAATGAGTTTCAAGATTTGTTAGATAGCGCGCGTGTTGATGAACGTAAAAACCAATCTCAGGTTGCTGCTGCGCGTTTGGTTCGGCTGGCGGCCCACATCACCCAAGAGGGGTTAACAGCTGTCGAGGCTGTAGAGCTGTTGCGCCAAGAGGCTGAAGCCATCGAGCATCAAGCGCAGGAGCTGCACTAATGGCCGACTTGATGGACTACGAACAGGAGCGGCAAGCGCTGGTATTGGAGGCGCAGATTACCAATGCTCGCAAATCCTCCGCGCTGCCTTCTGCCTTTGTTTGCGAAGAATGTGACGCTCCGATTCCTGCCGCGCGCCGCGCTGCCGTTCCCGGTGTTGATACCTGCGTAAGCTGTCAGCAGATCCGCGAGACGCAAAGTCACCTTTACGCGGGGAAGGCATGACGGAGTTCTCTATTTTGTTCGGCCTGCTGGCGTTGCTGGCAGGTCATTTTATTGCTGCTGATTTGAGTGATTCAGAATTTGCACGCAGACCAGAAAACCAAAATTACGATTAAGGAGTTTTTGTAATGCTACATGATTTAAAAATTAAACCCTCTTATTTTAACTTCGTTCGTGCTGGAGTTAAAAAAGCAGAGTTTCGCTTGAATGATAGAGACTTCAAAGAGGGGGATTTATTAAAGCTTCGTGAGTGGCTCGAAGATGCTAACGGATATACCGGTGAATTCATCATTGCAAAAATCACTCATATTACAGATGTCAGCGAGTGGAAAACTGGTTATGTAGTTTTAAGCATCCAAATACTGCAAGATTCTTTGTGCGTGAATTGCAATGAGCGCTACTGTGGCAACTGCACCTACGCACACGGCGCGAAAGTGCAATGAGCCAAGCTGCACCCGCCTACGCTTACCCATGGAACGAACCGCGCCCGGCAGTTGCCGGGCCGATGAGACCGCTTACCCGTGAGGAACTCGCTCAGGGGCAAGCTGTTTTAACCAATATCCGCCGCTTGCCGCGCTTCCTCAGCGCCATGTTTCTGACGCGTTACACCAACTTGCTCAAGAGCAAAGGGCTGCACGACGCCAACAAATGGCTGGTGTTCCAGTTCGATCGCCGCATCTGGCCGCGCCTGCAAACGGTTAGTGCCAAAAATGCAATGAATCTCACCGCGTCTATGCGGTTTTCTGCTGAAGTCGATAACTACGCAGCCCTGCCCGGTATGGACGACAAAGAGTTACGTCGCCTTGCCGATCGGGTGGCCGGTCAACTTCTGCAGAATTATGAAGATTACTGCGATGAGTTTGTGGCGGAGAACGACGCCGACAATGCCGGTCTGTTCGAAGATGCCACCCAATCAGAATTTTATGGCCGCATTGCCGGTATGGCGCGCGCCTTCAACATCACCCCGATGCACTGGCGCAAATACCGCAAAGGCAAACTGGATGCCCGGTCAGCGATTGCCAGTCTGTCACGGTTGGTTAATTCCGAGTGGTGGGAGCGCCAGTTGAAAGCCCAGCGCACGCAATGGCGCGAGGCGTTGTTGATCGCCGTCGGCAATGTGAACCGTGGGGCGTCGTCCTACGCCAGTCGGCAGGCAATCCGCGATGTGAAAGCGCGCCGACAGTCCAATTTTGATTATCTGAACAGCCGCGAGCTTGAGAACGTCGAAACCGGCGAACGCTTCAGCCTCATCGACAAGGTGATGGCAAGCATCTCTAACCCGGAAATCCGTCGCAAGGAGTTAATGACGATGATTGCCGGTGTTGAGCAGGCCGCCGCTATCCGTGGCGATAAAGGGATGTTTATCACCCTCACCACCCCATCCAAATATCACCCGACGCGCGCCGTCGGCAAGAACAGCCCGAAGGTGCATTTTAACCACAAGTGGGACGATGAAGCCTACACGCCAAAAGACGGCCAGCGCTATCTTGTGAAGCTGTTTAGTAAGATCCGCACGGCGTTTAAAGATGCGGGCCTGCAAGTCTACGGCGTGCGCGTTGTCGAACCGCACCATGATGCGACGCCGCACTGGCATATGATGCTGTTTACCTCCAAAAAACAGTGCCAGCAGGTGATCGACATCATGCGCCGTTATGCCATGGCTGAAGATGGCGACGAGCGCGGCGCTGCTAAAAATCGTTTTGACTGTAAGCACCTGAACAGAGGCGGTGCGGCGGGCTATATCGCTAAATACATTGCAAAAAACATCGACGGCTACGCGCTGGAAGGCGAACGCGATCATGAAACCGGCGAGTTGTTGACTGATACGGCCGCCGCCGTCACCGCGTGGGCGTCAACGTGGCGTATCCCTCAATTTCACTTTATCGGCCTGCCGTCGCGCGGGGCATGGCGTGAGTGTCGCAAGATCCGCTTTGTCAGTCTGGCCGAGGAGTTTGACGAAAGGGTGGAAGCGGTGCGTGCTGCCGCCGATGCCGGTCTTTTTGCCGATTATATATTGGCGCAGGGTGGCCCCAACGTTGCCCGCGACGATCAGACTGTGCGTGTGGCTCGCCGGGTTGCCGACGAGCGCAACGCCTATGATGAAGAGGTGCAGAAAATCGCGGGGATTTTTGCCCCGCACATCGGCGCCGATCGTGTTTATGAAACCCGCACTACGCAATGGCGCATCGTAGCGAAAGCTGTTGCCGTTGAGCCTTTGACTTTGAAAAGCGCCTCCGGCGCGCCTCGGAGTCCTGTCAATAACTGTGGGTTGGTCGGCAGCGGCGGCGCCGAAAATACGCAGGATGGGGAGCCTGTAGAGACCGTGGCAGTGATGGAACACCATCCAGACACCCCAATTGACTGGGATGACATGACCGTTGCACGGTCTGTTATGACGCGTTTACGGGCAAATGCTCCGCAGATAAACAGGCAGCAAAGAGGAATTGACCCACATAAGCGCATAGAGCCTGCTGCCTCGGCCAGATTGACCACCGACGAGCACGATCGTGTAACCAGAATTTACTCAGAGCTGGCACTACATGGCATCGAGCCGACGCGCTGGGAACTTGAGGCACTGGCGCGCGGCGCTAAAGTCAAATTTGGTGATATTTCAATGCACTATCCAGCGGTTAGCGATTCGGCGGGGTTCCAATAATTTCTTGCGCAATTAAATCCGATAGGCATATACTGTATATGTATACAGTAATTAAGCATCGGAGGGAAAGGGTGCAAGCAGTGGATGAAGTGGTTGTTTTAGAAAGAATTGAACTCATCGCCCGTCTGGGGGTTTGTTATGAGAGCCAAGCGAAAGACAAAGACATTGCACTGATATGGATTTCAGAACTGGCGGGGGAGATGAAAACCAGCATTGCCCCTGAAAAAGCAGAAGTGATCAGGCAGCTTGCCGCGATCTCTTAATCCATAGGTGACGTATGAGACGAGATTTAAACTTAGCCGGGGCGTTTATGGAGGCGCTGAACTTCAACGAGAACGGCAAAGGCCGCCGCATAAAGACCGTTGATTTCATTCACGCCGCAAACCGGCTCGGCACACACCTAACGCCTGAAGAGGCGAACTACTACATCAAGCACCAGTCCGGCCATGTTTTCAGGCTGATTGACGAGGGGCGTTATCAGCACAATACATACCTTTTTCTCTGCTGATAGCCCATGCATGCATAGAGTGCATGAAATCGCATGATGATCCGGTGTTATTTTTACCCCCGCAGCGCCAGCACTGGCGCGGATCGCGCCGGATCATGCAACTGCATTAAAAGCGACACATAAAGCGCGCAGGCGAGGCGGGGATAGCATTGCGCGCAAGCCGTGTTGAACCCCTCCCAAAAGAGCCGTCAGCGTCCCGTCACGGCGATTTATCGCAATACTTGCATGAGAATGGGGTTTGATGTCGTGGTGCCATGATGGCGCTCTCAGGCACTTACAGCGGCACTGCATAACATCGTCAATCAATGACACCAAAAAATGACACCATAACATTCTTGCAATGGTATCATAAAGTGATACTATAAACCCCATGAACAAACGACACCAAAAAACGCTGTCAGATGTGTTTGCCCGGCCTGTCAACGGTTCTATAAAGTGGTCTGATATTGAGGCGCTTTTTACCGCATTAGGGGCGGAGATTCACGAAAGGGAAGGTTCTAGGATCGCGGTGCTGTTGAAAGGTGAAAAAAGAGTCTTTCACCGGCCACACCCCAGACCTACCACTGACAAGGGGGCGGTTAACTCCATTCGGATCTGGTTGGATAGCTTAGGAATTAAACCATGATGAATAACACACTGAAAATTGACGGCCATACGGCCGTCATCAACTTTGACCCAGAAATTGAAATGTTTCGGGGCGAGTTTGTCGGGCTGAACGGCGGCGCCGACTTCTACGCCTACAGCGTGGACGAGCTGAAGAAAGAAGGCGCGATCTCACTCGCGGTCTTTCTCGATGAGTGCCAAAAAGACGGCATCGAGCCTTACAAGTCGTACAGTGGCAAAGTAACGACCCGCCTGTCGCCGGAACGTCATCAGGCGTTGGCTCTTGCCGCACAGGCCACCGGGCAGTCGATTAATGAACTGCTAAATGAGGGTGTCGATCTAGTTATCGAGAAGCACTCTTAATTTTAATTGGCCTACGTAAGTAGGCCAATTAACAGGAGGTAAAGTGGCTAATAATATTCATTGTGAATTAAAAAAAACAAAAGACGGGTTGTTTAATTATTCTGTAAAAAACAGAAAGGGTGAAATAATTTTCCAAAGTGAAGATTATACAAATAAACATGCAGCCATTACTAGTTTTGAAGTTCTTGTTGAGGCTCTTAGTAAAGACGAATATGAAGAGAAATACGAATTTGATAGTTTCAGGAAACCTTACATATCAATTGAAAATAATTATAATAACGTTGTAAAAAGTAAATCCTTTGAAAATTACTCTGAAGCTAAACTTTCATTCCTTAATTTGAAGAAAAACATCAATCAAATGAAGAGTGATATAGATAGTATAAATTCAGAAAAGGTATCTGGAAAGGATAATAGAGTATCGAGTGTCGTTGATTTTATAACTAGAGTTTCGAAGGTAAAAAGGGAAAAAGGATGCCTTTATTATTTCAGAGGACATGCGAATTACCTTTATGAATTGGTTCCGGGGATATATAGAAAGGAAAAGAGATGGATTAATCATGAGCACAAGTTATTTAGAGAGATAATGCTTAAATGTCCATCCGATTTCAAAGGGAATAACACGACATTTCAGAACCTTGTTAAAATGCAGCACTATGCTTTACCGACCAGACTGCTTGACATTACCTCCAATGCATTAATGGCATTGTATTTTGCGTGCATTGGTGAGAGGGAGAAGGGGCAGGATGGAGAGGTGATAATTTTCAAAATAAATGATTCCGATGTAAGGTATTTTGATGATGTGGAAGTTTCTTTACTTTCAAATTTAAGCAAGCAGGACTATTTGTTTAAAATAAAAAATAGGCTGCGAATAAGTAACATTCCAATCACACAATCAGATTCGTGGACGCAGCTTAACATTAAAAGAATAGTGGATGCAGTTCAACGCGATGGCTGTTATATAGACTCGGATATTACTTCTGGTGATTTCAATAAGGTTATTTGTGTTAAGCCTGAAATGGATAACCCAAGAATAATACGACAAGATGGAGCGTTTTTGCTCTTTGGTATGAATAATGAAAAGAAGATGCCACCTACATTGCCAGATTCATATTTATATCAAGGTGGTGAGGGTAAGCTTATAATAAAATCAGAGGAAAAAGAAAGGATAATTTCCGAACTTGAATCGTTAGGTATATCAGCAAGTGGCGTTTATCCAGAAATAGAGCATGTAGCATTACATATAAAAAACAAATACTCATAAAGTCAGAGGCCGCCAATCACTGGCGGCTTTTTGCTTATTCGGTCGGCAACTCATACGGCGCGAATCTAATCACCTCTTCCCCGATCCAGTCGTTCACTTCCTTCATGCGTTCTTGCAGCGGTGTTAGCTCGTTGCGGACAAACACCTGAGCGGCCTTTTTCACATCTCCGAAACCGCCGGTATTATTCGGGATAATCCCCATCATCTGCGGCGGTACGCGATGCGCGCTTAGCAGATCGTCGCGGCTGGCATTCTTGATGTTGAAAAAGTCGTCCTTGGTGGCGACCTCGGATAGCGGCAAAATCTTAATGCCGTCCGGCTTGCCGTTCGGGGCGTACATGAACAGATTGCGGAAGTTTCCTAAGCCCTTTGTATCACGCATGGCTTGGCGCATTCTGTCAACGTCGCTTGTACTTTGCGCGGCGTCGGTCATATACAGGATGTAACCGGCGTGCGCCCCGTTCTGGTAATACTTACGGCGGAACAGCGTCGCCGCCTCGTTCAGCCAGGCAGAATTAAGCGCGCTGAGGTACTCCGGCAGGCCGTACAGTTCCTGATTGATGTCCGGCTCAATCAGGTGAAAAACGCTGTCGGTCTTGAAGCGATGAGCCTCTTTCCAGTCCTGCACAAACCAGTAAGCGCCGCGTTCCACGCCGCGCCGCGTGTACTTGGCTGGAGAGGATCTCAGCTGCAGCGGCGCGCCGAGCAGGTTCTGGCGCTCTTCTAAATAGGCGTTGCCGAACACCAGATAATCCAGCGCATAGCGGCTAAACTCCTGCTGACTTAACAGCCGGTGCGGGATAAATGTTGACGCCAAAATGTTGCGCTTAACGTACATCGGCGAGCTGTGATGCACGGCGGCGCGCACACTACGTGCCAGCCCATCAAAGCTGATCGGCGGCTCGTACCACTTGCCATTGGTCGTGCATTCGATGTAATCCAGAATTTCGCGCTTATCCAGCACCGCGGACGGCTCGCCAAAGGTGAACGCCTCAAAATCCTGCTTCTGCTCTGCTGTCGGGGCTGGTGCCGGGGGGGTAAATGCCTTGCGGCCTTTGCGCTTGCTCATCAGTAAAACTCCAAAATGTTCGGGCTGCTGTGGCCGCTGCCTGCGGTCAGCGGTTCGTTTAAGAGGGCGTGCATGATTGCCCACGCGACATCGGCGTGGCTGGCTTCTTCGCTGCGGCTGGCGGTGTAGGTTGAACGCGCGCCGCTGGCGGTCATGGTTTTGCGGATCGCCATAAAGGCGGCGGTGATGTCGGTGTGGCTGGTGTCGTATTCCAGACAGCCGCGCCCGATGGTGTCTTTTGCCTTCAGCACCATGGCGGTTTTGATTTCCGGGGTGTATTTGATCTCCCGCGCGGCCGGGAAGAACTCGCGCACCAGCTGGAAAACACCTTGGCCGACGGTGGTCGCATCGATGCCGATATACTCCACGCAATATTTTTCGGTAAGGTCTTTAATCTTCTGGGCCTGAGCGGCAAAGTTCATGCCCTGCCACTGGTGGCGCTCGAGCACGCGGAACTTGCCCCCGGCCACCATTGGCGGCGCGATCACCGCGCACCCGGCGCTGTCGCCGCCGTTGGCTTCCGATGGGTCGTAGCCGATCCACACCGGGCGATAGCCGAACGGCCGCACGGCGTAAGGGTTGAAGTCCTCCCACTCTTCCAGCGTATCGACCATACAGCCTTGTAGCTCGGCGAACGGGAAAACCGACGCGGTATCGTCCACAAATTCGCACATCAGCAAGTTCTGATACTCTGCCGGGCTGTATTCGAGCGACAGCTGATCGAGGTCGAACAGGTTACAGCCGCCGGTCAGCGCATCCTCAACCGTGACAATCTGGCGCCATTGCCCATCACCGCACAGCACGCCTTTTGACAGGTGGCTGTGGCTGAGGTCGAGCTGAACGTGATCGGCTTTGCTGCGGCGCCCCTTGTTGAACAGTTCCCCCGACCAGAACGGATAAGCGGAGTGCGCCAGACTCGACGGTGTGGAAAAGTAGGTAGTGCGCCACCGCTTGTGCAGCGACATTCCGCTGGCGACTTTGCGCAGCTCCTGAAACTTCGGTATCCAGAAATACTCATCAAGATACAGATTGCCGGTGTAGCTCTGCGCGGTGCGCACGTTGGTGCCGAGGAACATCAGGCGGGCGCCGTTCGGCAGCACCATCGGATCGCCTTTCAGGTCAACCTCGACCAGCCGGGCAAAATCAATGATGTAATTGCGGAACACATGCGCCTGCGCCTTACTGGCCGACAGGAAAATCTGATTGCGGCCGGTAGTCAGCGCATCGAGCAACGCCTCGCGGGCAAAGAAGAACGTGGCGCCGATCTGGCGCGATTTCAGGATGTTGCGGATACGGTGTTGCAGCCCGGCGCGATACCACCCCATTTGATACTCGAATGTGGTTTCCGTGAAGATGCTTTGCAGCTTCTCCACGGCGGCCTCGCTGAAGACGTTGCGCTCGGCGGGCTTGCGCTCGCCTTTGTTGCGGTTGGCGACGTTCGGGTTTAAGTCCGCCTCGTTGCCGGTCGCCGAATAGCGATTGACCCGCGCCAGCCGTTCAATCTGGCGGCCTAACAGGTCGATTTCTTTGAAGTCTTTCCCCTCCTTGACGTCTTTCATGATGAGCTGAATCAACCGCGCTTCCATGCTTTGCTCCACGCGGGAAATGGGCGCGATGTCGTCCCATTTATCGCGCAGCTTCCAGCTCTGCACGGTCGGCCCCTTGAGGTTCAGCGTTTCCGCAATTTGGCGCACAGAAAAGCCCTGCCAGTAGAGCAAGGCAGCTTGGCGGCGCGGATCGCTGATGATGGTTGTTGCCTGTGTCGTATTCATGCCGCCAAGGCTACGAAAGCGCCGGGCGACTCGCATTAAGCCCTTGTTGTGCCTCAGATCTTCCAACCGCAACGCGTTGAGACGCGGCGCCATTCCCCCGAAACTACCCCCGAACCCAATCACCACAACCGGAGCCGTTTACATGGCAAAGAAAGTTACTAAGTTTTTCCGCATCGGCGTTGAAGGCGACACCGTTGACGGCCGCGAGATCGGTGCTGCGGATATTCAGCAGATGGCCGCGACCTACAGCCCGAAGGTGTACGGCGCCCGCATCAACATGGAGCACATCAAGGGGATTTTGCCGGACGGCTATTTTCGTCGTTACGGCGGCGTGGTTGAGCTGAAGGCCGAGAAAATCGACGAGCCGGACGAACCGCTGTTGCACGGCAAATGGGCGCTTTATGCCAGTCTGGCCCCGACCGCCGATCTGGTGTCGATGGTCGGTGCGGGCCAAAAAGTGTTTACCTCGATGGAGATCCGACGCGATTTCGCCAAAACCGGCAAGTCTTATCTGGTCGGGCTGGCCGTCACCGATGACCCGGCGAGCCTCGGCACTGACATGCTGGAGTTCAGCCGCCGCCACGATAACGTCGAGTTCTCCGCGCCGCTGGAAGTCTGTTTCGATTTTGAGCCGGTCGCTGACCCGGAAACCTCATTCTCTGCCCGCATCAAAGCGATGTTTAGCCGCAAGCAGGCCACCGACGATGTGCGCTTTGGCGAGATGGAAGGCGCGGTCATGACCGTGGCCGAGCAGTTGCAGGAAGCGGACACCCGCTTTACCGAGAAATTCGCTGCACTGAGCGAGCAGGTAGCCGACCTCAAGCAACAGGTAAAAACCGGTAGCGATGCGTTCAGCGCGCTGCAAGCCCAGCTTTCCACCTCGGAAGATTTCAGCCAGCAGGCCCGCCCGGAGGCCACCGGCGGCAACAGCGCGCAAGACGTGCTGACCGACTGCTAAGGCAGTCTCACCCGATAAAACCGAACAAAAACAGGAAGAAAAATGCGCAAGCAAACTCGTTTTAAATTTAATGCTTTTCTGTCCCGCCTTGCCGAACTGAATGGCGTCGCTACCGGCGATCTCGATAAAAAATTCAGCGTTGAGCCGTCCGTTACGCAAACCATCATGACCCGCGTACAGGATTCCTCCACGTTCCTGACCCGCATCAATATCCTGCCGGTTAAGGAAATGAAGGGAGAGAAAGTTGGTTTAGGTGTGAGCGGCACCATCGCCAGCACCACCGACACCGCCGGCGGCGATGAACGCGAAACGGCCGACTTTGCCACGCTGGACACTGATGACTATTTCTGCCAGCAGGTGAACTACGATTTCCACATCCGCTACAACACCCTCGACCTGTGGGCGCGTTATCAGGATTTCCAGACCCGTTTACGCGATGCGATTGTGAAACGTCAGGCGCTCGACCGCATCATGATCGGCTTTAATGGCACACACCGCGCGAAAACCTCCAACCGCGTCAAGTTCCCGCTGCTGCAGGACATCGCGCCGGGCTGGTTGCAGAAGTACCGCGAGAACGCGCCGGGCCGCGTGATGAATAAAATCGTGGGTATGGACGGCAGCGTGGTGTCTGAAAACATCCGCGTGGGTGCCGGTGGCGATTACGCCAACCTCGACGCGCTGGTGATGGATGCCACCAACAACCTGATCGCGCCGTGGTATCAGGAAGATCCGGAGCTGGTAGTGATCTGCGGTCGTCAACTGCTGGCTGATAAGTATTTCCCGCTGGTCAATCAGGAACAACCCAACACCGAAGCGCTGGCCGCCGATCTGATTATCAGCCAGAAGCGCATCGGCAACCTGCCCGCGGTGCGCGTGCCGTACTTCCCGGCGGATGCGCTGCTGATTACGCGCATGGATAACCTGTCGATCTACTGGCAGGAGGACACGCACCGCCGCCATATGGTGGAGAACGCCAAACGCGACCGCATCGAAAACTATGAGTCCATCAACGAGGACTATGTGGTGGAGGATTACGCCTGCGGCTGTCTGGTGGAGAACATCGAGCTGTTGCCCGTCAAGCCGACCGAGCCAGAAACCAAGGCTGCACTGCCGACCTCCGGCGATGACATTAAGGCGCTCGCCGGTGCCATTGTTGAAGCGGTGAAGGTTGCCACGGCGCCAGTGGAAGCCGTCGCCGACGTGAAAGCCCCGGAGGAAGCACCGGCAGACGACAAAGCGAAAGGCGGTAAATAACCATGACCAGCCCTGCCCGCCGTCACCTTATGCGCCAGTCAGCGGTCGAGGCCGCGCAGCGGGAGAGTGACCCGCTGCGCCACGCCAACGGCTATGAACTGATGTTGCTTAAACTCTATGAAGATAAGCGAAAGCTCAAACAGGTGCGCTCAACCGAGCGTAAAGCCGAACTCAAGCGCCAACTGCTGCCGGAGTATGCCCCCTGGGTTGCCGGTGTGCTGGCCGAAGGTCGCGGCGCGCAGGACGCCATTCTGATGACGGTCATGATCTGGCGTCTGGATGCCGGGGACATTCCCGGCGCGCTGGACATCGCCCGCTATGCGCTGCGCTACCAGTTGGCACCGCCGGGCAATTTCGCGCGATCCACGCCATACCTCATCGCAGAAGACGTCGCCGAGTCTGCCACCCGCGCCTTTGAGGCCGGGGAGCCGGTCAACATTGACCACCTTATGCAGACTATGGAACTCACCGACGCAGAAGACATGCCCGACCAAGTGCGCGCCAAGCTGCACAAAATCACCGGGTACGTCTTGCGCGCGGCGGGCAGGGCTGAACTGGCATTGAACCACCTTAAGCGTGCGTTGCAGTTGCATAACGGCTGCGGCGTGAAAAAGGACATTGAACGGCTGGAGCGGGCGATACGCACCGCCGCCAGCCGTTGACAGAACGCGCCCCGCGCCGGGCGGCACGACGGCCGCGACAGGTTTCACCTCGTTAACGCCGTCGTCCACCGCCCCCTAACTTTCTGAGGTCATATGAGCACCGTTGTGATCCAACGGCCACGCCCGGACGCGCTAGCACCGCGCCCGGAGGATGAGCCGATCGTTAAAAACGTCTTTTTCTGGCCGGACATTGACCCGGCGGACGTGCGCGACGTGATGCGCATTGAAGGCACCATCACCGCCCCCCGCCTGCGGCTGGCAATTAAGAGCGCGATCGCGGAGGTGAACGCCGAGTTGTTCACCTTCCGCCGCGACCAGATGGCCGACGGCTATCAGCGGCTTGAGGATGTGCCGGGCGAACAGCTCGACGGCGAAAGCGTGCGGGTGAGCGAATACCGCAATGCCGTTAGCGCGATGACCATGGCGACGCTCTCGGAGCAATACCGCAGTTTCGACACCACCGCCACCGGCGGCCGCAAGGCTGATGTGGTCGAGGCCTCGATCGGCGAGCTGTGGCGCAACGCCCGCAACGCGATCAGTAACGTGGCCGAGCGTAGCCACTGCATCATCGGGCTGCTCTGATGAGAGTCTACTCCCTGCAGGGCGACACCGTTGACGCGATTTGCTGGCGCTACTACGGGCGCACGCAGGGCGTGGTTGAGCAGGTCTATTCGCTAAATGAAGGGCTGGCCGCTGCCGGGGCGATTTTGCCCCACGGCCACCCGGTTGAGCTGCCGGACGTGACCGCCGCGCCGCAGCGTGAAACCGTCAATTTATGGGATTAAAAACATGGAGCGCATCACCTCATTTTTAGCCTACGCAGTGGCGATTTTCCTCGCGTGGATCGGTAAGTATTCACCGCAGGACATCGCCTTTATGGTCGGCGCCGCCGTTGGCGTCGGAACGTTCCTCGTTAACTGGTACTACCGCCGCAAAAGCTACCAGCTGTTGAACAAATTGGGCGTCAGCCGGAGGGTTTACGATGAACTCAATCGCTAAACGCTGCAGCGTGGCCGCCGTGCTGGCGCTGGCGGTGCTGTTGCCGCAATTCAGCGCGCTGCAGATCTCTGAGGCCGGGTTGCGCCTGCTGGCCGATTTAGAGGGCTGTCGTTTATCCCCTTACCAGTGTCAGGCGGGCGTCTGGACCAGCGGCATCGGCCACACGGCCGGGGTAAAGCCCGGCAAGGTTATCAGCGAGCGCCAAGCTGCCGTTAACCTCGTGGCCGACGTGTATCGCGTGGAGCGCGGCATAGGCCGCTGTATGCCTGTCACGATGCCGCCGCCGGTTTATGACGCGGTGGTGTCCTTTGCCTTTAACGTCGGCGTCACGGCCGCTTGCGGCTCTACGCTGGCCGGTTTCATCAAGCGGCAGGACTGGCGCAACGCCTGCCAGCAGTTGCCGCGCTGGGTGTTCGTCAACGGCGTCAAATCGCCGGGGCTGGAACGGCGCCGGGCGGCGGAGCTGGCCCACTGCCTGATCGGGGCCGCGCCATGAGCCGCGCGATCGGCTGGTTTCTGGTGCTGGCGCTGGTCGTCGCCGGTTGGATGAAATGGCAGGTTGTCACGTTGGGGGAACGGCTGGAAAGCGCCCGGCAGGAAAATGGCCGGATAGCGGCGGCGTTGACCGATACCCGCGCGGCGATCGACACGCTGCAGGCGGCGGCCGGTCGGCTGGCGCAGGAAGAGGAAAAGTTAAGGGGCGACCTAAACGCCGCGCACCGGCTGGCACTGACGCGCGAGCAGAAAATACAGAGGCTACTCAATGAAAATCAGCAATTACGCGATTGGTTTAACACTGCTTTGCCTGCTGACGTTGCCCGGCTGCACCAGCGCCCCGGCTTCACCGGCGCCGCGGATTATCTACGTTGGCTGTCCGAAAGTGAGTCCGTGCCAAATCCCGGCCAGCCGCCCGGCGACTAACGGCGATCTGAGCGCCGATATTCGCCAGCTTGAAAACGCCTTGGCGGCCTGCGCGGTGCAGGTCGAAACGATAAAACACTGTCAGGAACAACACGATGTTAAAACCGCAACAGCTCCGCGCTGAGCTGACACGCTGCATGCCGTGGCTACAGCGCAACCCTGAAAACCTGCAAGTTCGGGTAGAGCGCGGCAATGTGGCCGCCACGCTTGCCGTCTCGCTGTCCCATGAGTACCTCTATACGCTGAACCTGCTGTTTTTGGACTATACCGGCGATCTGGATTTAATCATGGTGCCGATTCAGGCATGGCTACGGGAACACCAGCCGGACATCATGGCAACGGAGGAAAAGCGCCGCACCGGGATCACTTTTGCGAGCGACTTTAACAACAACGGCTCTTACGATTTCAGCGTGTCGCTGCAGCTGACTGAACGTGTTTTGGTGCTCGAGCAAGGCGATGGCGCGTTGCATGTTGAGCACCTGCCGGAGCCGCCGTTACCGGAGGACGTGACGCGGCCGATGCAGCTCTTTGTTCACGGCGAATTAGTGAGTGAATGGCATGAGCGAGCTTAACCCCTTTGATACCCGGCTTGACGGGTTGATTGCCAAGCTGTCGCCGCAGTCGCGAAAGTCGCTGGCCGTCGCTGTGTCAAAGCGCCTACGCGCCGGTCAACAGCAACATATCAAACGCCAGCAAGCGCCGGACGGAAGCCCATTCGCGCCGCGCAAAACTCGTCTTCGCAACAAAAAGCGCCTGCGCGATCGGGCGATGTTTTCCAAGCTGCGCACAGCGCGCTATCTGAAAGCCCAGGGCAACAGCGATGCGGCCGTGGTTGAGTTTGTCGGGCGTGTGAAACGCATGGTAAACGTTCACCATTACGGCCTGCGCGATCGGCCGACGCCGCACAGCGAGGCGGTAAAATATGAGGCCCGTCCGTTGCTGGGATTTGGCCCGGATGACGTCAAAATGATAGAAACGGCCGTGATAGAACACCTCTCAGAATAACCCCCTGTTGTGCCTCCGATCTTCCAACCTCATCGCGTTGTCGCCGCCCGCGCCGGGCGGCATCCTTCCAGCATGAACAATCTACACGACATTTTGCGCCTGCTGCGCAACCTGATCCGCATTGGCACCGTGAGCACCGTTGACCTTGATAACGGCCTGTGCCGCGTCGAAACCGGCGGCAATCTTACCGACTGGCTCAACTGGCTAACCTGTCGCGCCGGGCGTACTCGCAGCTGGTCGGCGCCTTCTGTCGGTGAGCAGGTGCTGATCTTTGCGTTGGGGGGCGAACTCGATACCGCGTTTGTGCTGTGCGGCATTTTCTCTGACGACTTCCCGGCCCCGTCTGCGTCGGCGGATGCGCTGCACATCGCATTCCCTGATGGCGCGGTTATCGAGTACGAACCGGAAACCGGCGCGCTGAGCGTGTCAGGGATTAAAACCGCCGACGTGCAGGCGTCGGAGTCCATCACCGCCAGCACCAAAGTGGTGATCGTTACGGCTGACAAAATCACGCTCGATGCGCCGGAGGTGGTCTGCACCAACAAACTCACCACCGGCACGCTGGAAGTGCAAAAAGGCGGGGAGATGCGCGGGAACATCGAGCACAGCGGCGGCTCGTTCTCGTCGAATGGCATTGTTGTTGATAAGCACACCCACGGCGGCGTCCAGACCGGCGGCGGGAGAACCGATAAACCCTCATGAGGACACCAGTATGAAAACCCTATCCGTAATTTTGGCCGCTCTTGTTTCTCGATTGGGCGCTGCGATTGCCTTATCGGGCGCTGTCATGCTGGCACTTAATGGGGTGTCCGGCTGGGGCTGGTTCCTGTTTATCGGGGTGCTGCTGTCATGAACAGCGCCAAATATATCGGCATGAACCGAGGCACCGGCCGCACGCTGACGGACATCGAGCATATTCGCCAGTCCGTTGCGGACATCCTGATCACGCCGCAGGGTTCGCGCCCGATGCGCCGGGCTTATGGCTCGTTGCTCTCTGAGCTGCTCGACCAGCCGCAAAACGACGCGCTGCGCCTGCAGATCATGGCCGCCTGTTACAGCGCGATTTTGGCATGGGAGCCGCGCGTAAAGCTGACCGGCATCGCTTTTAATACCACCTATGACGGCAAGATGGTGATCGACATCACCGGCACCCGCACCGATGCCCCCGGCGCGCTGTCGCTGTCTGTTCCTGTGAGCTGAAACCATGGCAACGATTGACCTTTCACAACTGCCCGCGCCGATTGTCGTTGAGGTGCTGGATTATGAAGACATTTTGGCAGAGCGAAAGGCGACGCTGATTTCGCTTTATCCGGAGGAACAGCGGGAGGCCGTCGCGCGCACGCTGGCGCTGGAGTCGGAGCCGATCGTTAAGTTGCTGCAGGAAAACGCCTACCGCGAGGTGATTTTACGCCAGCGCGTCAACGATGCCGCGAAAGCGGTGATGCTGGCGTATTCCACCGGCGAAGACCTCGACCAGCTCGGCGCCAACTTCAACACGCCGCGACTGGTGATCGCCCCGGCGGATGAGAGCACCATTCCGCCGACACCGGCAGTTATGGAAGCGGATGAAGATTACCGCCTGCGCCTGCAAGACGCGTTTGAGGGGATGAGTACAGCAGGTTCGGCCGGTTCCTACCGTTTTCACGCCCGCTCGGCCGATGGCCGGGTGGCTGATGTGACGGCTATCAGCCCATCACCGGCTAACGTGACCGTTACCGTGTTGTCACGGGACGGCGACGGCACCGCCAGCCCCGAACTGCTGCAGGTTGTCCGCGACGCGCTGAATGATGAGGACGTGCGCCCGGTCGCCGATCGCGTCATCGTGCAAGCGGCCAAAATAACCCGCTATGGCATTGATGCCACGCTGTTTCTCTATCCCGGCCCGGAGGTTGCGCCGATCCTCTCGGAGGCGAAACAACGTTTGCAAAATTATGTGCTGACCATGCGCCGCTTAGGCCGCAGTATCCGGCGCACCGGCATCATCGCGGCGCTGACCGTGGAAGGTGTTGAACGTGTTGAAGTTGCTCAACCGGCCGCCGACATCGTGCTGGATAAAACGCAGGCGGGTTACTGCACCGGCGTGAACATCACCCCAGGGCGCGCCGATGACTAACCGTCTATTGCCTGTCGGCTCATCACCGCTGGAAGTTGCCGCCGCCGCCGCGTGTGCCGAGCTGGAGCGCGTGCCGGTTCCTCTGCGTGATTTGTGGAACCCGAAAACCTGCCCGGTGCATCTGCTGCCCTATCTGGCGTGGGCGTTCTCTGTCGATCGCTGGGATGAGGCGTGGCCGGAGGACGTGAAGCGGGGCGTGGTTTCGGCTGCGTTCTACATTCACCGGCACAAGGGCACCATCGGCGCCGTGCGCCGCGTGGTGGAGCCGCTCGGCTACCTGATTAACGTTATCGAATGGTTCCACACCGACGGCGCCGATCCGCCCGGCACCTTCCGGCTGGATATTGGCGTACTTGAAACCGGCATTACCGAGGAAATGTATCAGGAAATGGAGCGCCTGATCGCCGACGCCAAGCCCCTGAGCCGCCACCTGATCGGCCTCAACATTTTGCAGGACATCCCCGGCCGGATTTACACCGGCGCGGCCGCCATTGATGGCGATGTCATTACCGTTTACCCCGGATAAGAGAAAATCATGAACAAATACAAAGCGATTATTACCACCGCCGGGGCGGCTAAGATTGCCGCCGCCAGCGCGGGCGGCACGCAGTTGAAAATTGTCCGTATGGCCGTCGGTGACGGGAACGGCACGCTGCCGACACCTAGCCCGGCCCAGACCAAGCTGGTCAACGAGAAATACCGCGCCGCACTCAACGGGCTGACTATCGATAAGGCACTGAAAAATCACATTCTGGCCGAGATGATTATTCCGGCGAACGTCGGCGGGTGGTGGTTGCGTGAGATGGGCCTCTATGACGAGGCCGGGACGCTGATTGCCGTCAGCAACATGGCGGAGAGTTACAAGCCGAAGCTGGAAGAGGGCAGCGGCCGCACGCAGACGCTGCGCATGATCCTGATTGTCAGCAGCACCGAGGCGGTTCAGGTGATCGCCGGGGGCGACACCGTGCTGGCGACCAAGGATTTTGTGGCCGACGCGATCGCCGCGCATGAGAAAACCCGAAACCACCCGGACGCCAGCACCACGGCGAAAGGGCTGGTGCAGCTGAGTAGCGCGACGACCAGCACAGACGAAACGAAAGCCAGCACGCCGAAGGCGCTTAAAACTGTCAGTGATGCCAGCATGAAAAAGGCCGCCAATCTGTCCGACCTGCCCGACAAGGCCGCCGCGCGTGGCAATCTGGCACTGGGCACGGCCGCGACGAAAAACGTCGGGGTGGACGGTGGGCAGTTGATGGAGGTCGGCGCCTTTGGATTGGGAAGAGGCTCACGTCATCGAGAGGATGCTTATTGCAATCAGGGGGAAATCTATCGGGTTAATGGCTCATCAAAGAATGCACCGGGCGGCGATGTTTATGGCGTGCTGAGTTTACCTTGTGACGGCGGCCCGTCGGGTGCGTATCTTGCGGTACAAAATAGCGGTAACGCATTTTTTGGCCGTTCAAATATCGCGGAAAACGGGGTGGTGTGGTTTCAGGCTTACACGACGAAGTTTAAACCGACTGCGGCAGACGTAGGGGCATGGAGCAAAGCAGAAGCCGATGGCCGCTTTCTGATGCTTACCGGGGGGACAGTAAAAAAACTGGCTATTAAGCCCGGTAATGCAGAAACAGAGGGGAGCACACTCAATATTGAGGGAAATCAGCATACGCCATTGGTGATGAGTCGTCTTTCTGCTCAGGGCAATCTTTCTATCGGATTCCAAGTCGCCGGAAAGGCACTTATGCGCCTTGGTTTTGGGGCTGATGACGAGTTGCATTGGGGGACAGAAGCTAATCAGGCGTCGAATCCGCGCATTTATACGACGGCTAAGCCGCCTACAGCACAAGAAACCGGGGCGTTGACGGATGCGCAGGCCGTACAGAAATACGCGCTGCGCTCTATCAAAGTCAACGGTAAGCCGTTGAGCGGCGATGTCAACCTGTTGGCGGGTGATGTCAACGCATGGAACAAAACCGAAGCGGATGGCCGATATGTAAAACAGACCGGCGACACGATGAAAGGGGCGTTAACTCTGCCGCGTATCGTATTCCCGAACGAAAATACCGCCAATGCTGACGATGACTTAAATCGCGAAAATGGCTTCACTGTTGAGTCACTGGTTGCCTCTGCCAATAAGGGCTATCCCGTACCGGGCGGCATGGGGGTGTTGTTTACCGGGAAAGTGAACGAGTTCCGCAATGTGCAATTTGCCGTAGGCTCCGGCGATTTGGCGTTTTACTTGCGCTCGATGCGAAAAGACAGCGCGGCTTCGCTCCGCTGGGCACGAGTTTATACGACGGACTACAAACCAACGGCGGCCGATGTCGGCGCCCTGACTGATGCGCAGGCCGCCCAGAAATACGCGCTGCGTTCTATCAAGGTGAACGGTAAGCCGCTGTCCGCCGATGTGAATTTGTTGGCCGGTGACGTTAACGCGTGGAATAAAACCGAAGCGGATGGCCGCTATCTGGCTAAGACTGGCGGGCAGTTAACCGGGCCGCTAAAGACCAGCGCGGAGATCCAATCTACCAATATTGATAATTATCGCATGATCGGCGGCGGGTTCGGTTCCTTCTGGCGCAATGACGGCAACCGGCTTTATCTGTTGCTGACAAACGAAAACGACCAATACGGCACATTCAACGCCCTGCGTCCGTTCTCTGTGGATGTCAGAACCGGCGCCGCCTCTTTTGCGTCGGGTATTCATATCGGCGGTAAATGGCCTGCGATCACCACCGACAGCGGGACGACGTGGCACCCTGACGGAAACGTACAGGGGTCAGCATGGGGCGGCTACCTCAGCAACTGGCTTAATCAAAATATCTCGGCTGCGCAGAATAATGCGCAGAACTGGGCCTATCAGAATTTGGTTCAGGGTGTGCGCATGGCCGGGCGCACGGTTATCGCGGATACCGGCGGGCGCATCGATTTACCGTCGGGCTGTGTTTATACCGGCATGTCCGGCTCAAACTACAACCCCTCAATCTGGGGCGCTTATTCAGCGGTTCAGGTGCTGATTAACGGCACATGGGCAACAATTGGAACGGTGTAAAATGCAACACATTAAGAATTTGAAAAGATACACGCCGGAAGAATTATTCCTCGGCGAGAACGTGATTTATCTTCAGGATGATAACGGTATTGACTGGTACGCCGCGCAAAAATTGTTTTCGCCGGACACCGTAAAATTGGCTTATGACGAAAGCGGCATTATCTGCGCGATTAACAGTGATGTGTCGATGCTGTGGCCGATTGGCTTATCGGTTATTGAGCTGGACCCGACGAAACTGCCAAAGTGCTGTCTGGCTAATGGTGAGTGGGTGTTTGACGGTAAGAAGGTGAGCCAGCGCATCTATTCCGCCGAAGAAATGATGGCGAGGGCTGAAGCCAGAAAAAATGAATTGCTGGCGAGCGCGGGTAAGGCTGTTGCGCCGCTGCAGGATGCGGTCGATTTAGGGATGGCGATGGAGGAGGAAATCGCGCAGCTCAAGCTCTGGAAAACTTACCGGGTGCAGCTGAGCCGCATCAATCCGCAGAATGCGCAGGATATCGATTGGCCGGTTGCGCCCAGCGTCTAATAAAAAGCCCGCAGCGATGCGGGGCTTTTATTTTGGAAGTTAACGGAAAATGGTCATGGCACCATAGTTGTTACAAAATTCGGCGCACCAATTAGGATGACGAACAGTAGTATGCTTCCTATGGTAATTGCTGTTGCGAGTTCATTCTTCATAGTGGCATTTCCCCGGTTATTTTGAAAGCGTGCCTACAAACTCCAATGTGTCGCGGTATAACTGGAATTCATCGTTATCAGATGCTTTTTCCATTTCTGCGACTATTTGAGAAAGAATATTATCGGTGTTGACTATTTTTTTGCGAACAAGAAGATCAATGACACATCTGCCCAGAACCGTGCCTACCTTTTCTAAGTTCTGCGTTTCACTATCGGTAAGGTAATGAATACTCATAAGGCCTCCAATCAATGATTTTTCGGATGTGGCCGTTAATCCAGATGTCGTCTTTAGAGCAGGCATTCCCATCCTTAGTTTGGTTGAAAGAACCCACCGAAGCGGGCAAAAATTTGTCTCTGGTGTATCAAGCGTTACAAAGGTTGTTATAAGGGATTGCGAACCCTGAATAACGCTTTTAGGTTAGGAATGTTCTGAAATCATGGCAAGTGATTACGAACGGTAAGAAACGAATTTAGGACAAATATTTAAAAAAATGCCCCACGGCGGGGCGAAATTTGGTGATGATAGCTACATGAACTACTGCATGTGACGACTAGAGGCATGTGTCGTCTATTGGCGACACTAAAGCAGTTTGGACGGTTGAACAAGCAAAAAATGCTGAAGTGAGCAATCTTAGGAAAAGTGCCATTCGAAAGTCTGCGCTTTCGAACTGATGTCGTTAACACCATGAAAAAGCCCGCAGCGATGCGGGCTTTGTGTTTGCGGCTTCCCTGATGTTGCCGCGCTTGACACCTCCAGACCTTACCCCGCCCGGCTCTCAGGCGTCCAATTGATTGCGTAGATCAATACAACGTAATTGATCGGCGCGAACGATCGTTATTCCCTCAAAAATCTCCAATCAGGCTCGGCCTGTTGTCTGGTCGGCCTTCCAGCACCCACCGCGTGCGGCCCGGCGTGCCGGGCGTCATCATGCCTGCACCTACTCACCACCCGGAGCAAATTAATGGGCGATTATCATCACGGCGTGCGCGTCGTCGAAATCAACGACGGCACCCGCGTTATTTCCACCGTATCGACGGCAATCGTCGGCATGGTCTGCACGGCGGAGGATGCCGACGCGTCGGTTTTCCCGCTCGATACCCCGGTACTTATCACCGACGTGCTGGCCGCTTCCGGCAAGGCCGGTAAAAAAGGCACGCTGGCGGCGTCGCTGCGGGCGATCGCCGAACAAGCTAAGCCGGTCACGGTGGTTGTTCGCGTTGCCACCGGCAAAGACGCGGCGGAAACCACCTCCAACATCATCGGCGGCGCGAACGCTGAAGGCCGTTACACCGGCATGAAAGCGCTGCTATCTGCACAGGCTGAGCTGGGCGTTAAGCCGCGCATTCTCGGCGTGCCAGGGCTGGATAATCAGGAGGTCGCGACGGCGCTGGCCGGGATTTGCCAGCAGTTGCGCGCGTTCGGCTATATCAGCGCCCACGGCTGCAAAACCGTGCAGGAGGCTACCAAGTACCGCGACAATTTCAGCCAGCGCGAGCTGATGCTGATCTGGCCGGATTTTGTCAGCTGGAATACCACCGCCAACCAGAGTGACATCGCCTACGCCACCGCCCGCGCGCTGGGCCTGCGTGCCAAAATTGATACGGAAACCGGCTGGCATAAGACGCTTTCAAACGTCGGCGTTAACGGCGTGACCGGTATCACCGCCAGCGTGTTCTGGGATTTGCAGGCGCCCGGCACCGATGCCGACCTGTTAAACCAAGCGTGCGTCACCACCCTTATTCGCAAAGACGGCTTTAAATTCTGGGGTTCCCGCACCTGTTCCGATGATCCGTTGTTCATGTTTGAGAACTACACCCGCACCGCGCAGGTGCTGGCCGACACCATGGCCGAGGCGCACCTATGGGCCGTTGACCGCCCGGTAACGCCTACGCTGGTGCGTGACATGATTGATGGCATCAACGCGAAATTCCGCGAGCTGAAATCCGCCGGGCTAATTATCGATGGCACTTGTTGGTACGACGAAAGCGCCAACACCAAAGAAACGTTGAAGGCGGGCAAGCTGTTTATCGATTACGACTACACGCCGGTGCCACCGCTGGAAGATTTAACCCTGCGCCAGCGCATCACCGATCGCTATCTTGCGACGTTTGCGGCATCTGTGAACCGCTAAAGGAGACGTTAGAACATGGCACTGCCGAAAAAACTCAAATACCTGAACCTGTTCAACGACGGCTACAGCTACATGGGCGTGGTGTCCTCGCTGACGCTGCCGAAGCTTACCCGCAAGCTGGAGAAATACCGTGGCGGCGGCATGAACGGCGCGGCCTCCATCGATATGGGTCTTGACGATGACGCGCTGGCCGTTGAATGGTCGATGGGCGGCATTGATGAGCTGGTGTTGACACAGTGGGGCGCCGTCGATGCTGTGCCGCTGCGCTTTGCCGGATCCTTCCAGCGTGACGACACCGGCGAGGTGTCCGCTGTGGAAGTGGTGATGCGTGGCCGCCACAAAGAAATCGATTTTGGCGAGTACAAGCAGGGCGAGGATACCGAAACCAAGGTATCCACCGAGTGTTCTTACTTCAAGCTGACTGTGGACGGCAAAGAGCTGATCGAAGTCGATACCGTGAACATGGTCGAAAAGGTCAACGGCGTTGACCGGCTGGCCGAGCATCGCAAGGCGATCGGCCTGTAATTTTGGCGCCAGCCCGCCGGGCTGGCTCTTTTCCCCTGATTTGAGAGAACACCATGAAAGACGTAAACGAAAATACCGTTACCCTCGACACCCCGATCCAGCGCGGTGAAACCACCATCACCGAGGTGCAGGTGATTAAACCGAACGCGGGCGCGCTGCGCGGCGTCGGGCTGGCGGCGATCGCTAACGCCGACGTTGACGCGCTGCTGGTTGTGCTGCCGCGTGTGACCGTGCCGAACCTGACCAAAGAAGAATGCGCGCGCCTTGAGCTGCCGGATTTGGTGGCGCTGGCCGGGAAAGTGGTCGGTTTTTTGTCGCCGAACTCGGCAGCGTAATCCCCGACGTCCGGCTGGGCGTTGATGACCTGATGGCGGACATCGCGGTGATCTTCCACTGGCCGCCGTCTGAAATGGCCGGAATGACGCTCACGGAGCTGTTGAACTGGCGCCACAAGGCACTGCAACGCAGCGGAGTTAATCACGATGAGTAAAAGCCTGCAGCTTCAGGTCTTGCTGAAGGCCGTAGACCAAGCCACCCGCCCGCTAAAGAGTATCCAACAGGCCAGTAAATCACTGGCCGGTGACATCAAAACCACGCAGCAAACCCTCAAGGCTCTGGACGCGCAAAGCGCCCGGATTGACGGGTTTCGCAAGGCGCAGGGGCAGCTTGCTGTTACCGGACGGGCCCTGAAAAACGCCAAGGCTGAAGCGGCGGCGCTGGCCGTCCAGTTCAAGGCGACGGAAAAGCCCACGGCGCAGCAAGCGCGCTTGCTGGAGGCATCAAAGCGCGCCGCCGCCGAGCTGCAGACGAAATACAACGGTCTGCGCCAGTCGGTGCAGCGCCAGCGTGACGCGCTCAACGCTGACGGCATCGCCACCCGGAACCTGAGCGCCGAACAGCGCCGGTTGAAGGCCAGCGCCAGCGAAGCCACGACAGCGCTGGGCCGCCAGCGCGGCGAGCTGGAGCGCTTGAGCAAGAAGCAAGAGCAGGTTAACCGCGTCGGAGCGCGTTACCGGGCCGGGCAATCGGCAACTGCGGCTGTCCGTAACACCAGCGCGGCCGGGCTGGGTATCGCTACCGCCGGGCTGGTCGCTGAAGGGGCGTTTATTGCGCCGGGGGTGCAGTTCGACAGGCAGATGTCAGACACGCAAGCCACGCTCGGACTATCGAAGAACGACCAGCAACTGGCCGCCATTCGCCAGCAGGCGCGGGATATTGGCGCCACCACTGCGTTTTCACCGACGGACGTCGCCCGCACGCAATCGGTGCTCGCCAAATCCGGCTTTAACGGCGATGCCATTCTGAAATCGACCGAATCGACGGTAAATCTCGCGCTGGCCTCCGATCTGGACATCGCCGACGCGGCCGACATCATCACCAACATGCAATCGGCGTTTAACATGCCGATAGACGAGATCCAGCGCGTCGCGGACGTGATGACCAAAGGCTTCACCAGCTCGAACAGTAACCTGATGGATTTTGGCGAGGCGATGAAGTACGTCGCGCCGATCGCCGAGGCGGCCGGGGCCAGTATCGAGGACACCACCGCCTTGCTGGGCGTGTTGGCCGATAACGGCATTAAGGGGTCTATGGCCGGTACGGCGGCCAGCGCGATGTTCACGCGGTTACAGGCACCCGTCGGGCAGGCGGCTGATGCGTTGTCAGAATTGGGCGTAAAAACCAAGGACGGCAAAGGGAACATGCTGCCGATCGCGAACATCCTCAAGAAAATTAACGGCTCGTTTAAAACCAACAAGCTCGGCACCGCGCAGCAGGCCGAATACCTGAAAGTCATTTTCGGCGAAGAGGCGATGAAAGGCGCTATCAAGCTGATTGACGCCGCCGGTAACGGCAAGCTGAGCGAAAAACACAGCACCGTCACCCAGTCAAAAGGGGCTACGGCCCAGATTGCCCGAGTAAAGGTGGACAACCTCGACGGTGACCTGAAAAACCTGTTTTCCGCCTGGGAGGACGTGCGCATTGAGGTGTTCGACGGCCAGAACTCAGCGCTGCGCGCGCTCACGGTTTCCGCCACTGAATGGCTGACCAAGGCAGGGGCATGGGTGAAGGCCAATCCTGAGCTGGTCGGCACGCTGGTGAAAGTCACGGCGGGCGTTACGGCCTTGATCGGTGGCCTCGCTGCGCTGGGCCTTATTGCATGGCCGGTGATGGCCGGGGTCAATATGTTGATCGCCGGGGCTGGGCTGCTGGGAACGGTCTTTACCACCGTTGGCGCCGGGATTGCGGCCGCATTCAGTGTGATCACCTTGCCGGTGGTCGCGGCGGCGGCGGTGATTGCCGGTGTGGCGTTGACTATCCGTAAATATTGGGAGCCTATCAGCGCCTTTTTAACGGGTATCGGCGAAGGCTTCAGCGCCGCTTTCGCGCCGATGCGCGCCGCGCTTGTCCCGCTGGCTGGCGCATTTACGCCGCTGCTGAACATGGTGCGCAACGTCTGGCAGTGGTTCGGCAAGCTGATCGAGCCGGTGAAATCTTCACAGGCCGAACTCCAGACGGCCGCGCGCTATGGGCGCATGTTCGGTGAATGGATCGCGGCCGGATTGAGCCTGCCGCTGCAGCTGTTGGGCGGATTGCCCGGCCTGCTGACCGGCATCTGGGGCGTTGCGAGCGGCATTGCAGAGCGTGCCGCCGCCGTCTGGGACACCATCGGCGAGCGTGTTAACGCGGCATGGCAGGCGCTGAGCGCCGCCACGGTTCAGGCATGGGATCGGCTGACCGGCTGGCTTAATGGTAAATGGGAGGGGCTGGTAAACGGCGCTAAAGCGCTGCCGGGGCAGTTCAAAGAAGCCGGGATGAACATGATTAACGGGATCATTGACGGCATTAGCGAGCGCTGGCAGGCGCTGAAAGACAAGTTTTCCAGCCTCACGGATATGCTGCCGGACTGGATGAAGTTTGGCGACGATGAGGCGGAGGTTAACCCGGCGATTTCATACAATCGCCCGGCGCCTGAGCTGATGCCGGGGCCGGGCTATGCAGGAGCATTCGACAAGGGCGGCATTATCCCGCGCGGCCAGTTCGGCATCGTCGGCGAGCGTGGCCCGGAGATTGTCAACGGCCCGGCCAACGTCACCGGGCGCCGGAAAACGGCGGCGCTGTCGGCGGCGATGTTATCGCTGTCAACGCCGGTGATGGCGTCGGCCCCGGCTGCTGCACCTGCCACGGCACCAGCCCCGATCACGATTCAGGTGTACGGCGCTCCCGGCCAAGACGCGGCCTCCATTGCGCGAGAAGTCTCGCGCCAGCTCGAGGCCGAACGACGCAAACACGCGGCCGCCGCGCGTAGCCGCATGACTTACGGAGATTCATGATGATGTTAACGCTGGGGCTGTTTGTTTTTATGCTGCAGACGCTGCCGTATCAATCCATGAGCCGCAACGCGGAATATCGCTGGCCGAGCAACGGCCGCGTTGGCCTGCGCCCGGCGGCGCAATTTCTGGGGATGGATGAGGAAAAAATCACGCTCTCTGGGGTGCTGCTGCCGGAGATCACCGGCGGCCGCTGGTCACTGCTGACGCTGCAACTGATGGCAGAGCAGGGCCGGGCGTGGCCGCTCATTGAAGGCACCGGCACGATTTACGGCATGTTTGTGATCGAGTCGATTTCTGAAACGCACTCCGAGTTTTTCGCCGACGGCAGCCCGCGCCGCACAGAGTTCACGCTCAACCTGAAACGGGTCGATGAATCCCTGTCTGCGATGTTTGGCGATCTGCGCCAGCAGGCCGGGGAACTGTACGATAAAGCCGGAGAGATGGCCGGGAAGGCCGCCGGTGCTATGGGAGGATTGTTATCATGATCACCGGCGTAAGCCTGCCAGCCGGGGCGCGAGTTGCGCCGGATTTTTCGCTGTTGCTGCAGGAGAACGACATCACGCAGAACATCCGCAAGCGGCTGATTTCGCTGTCGCTGACGGATAACCGGGGCTTTGAGGCCGACCAACTCGACATCGAGCTGGACGACAGCGACGGACTGATGGCGATGCCTCAGCGCAATGCGGTGCTGTCGCTGGCGCTCGGCTGGCAAGGCTCGCCATTGACGCCAAAGGGCCAGTTTACGGTCGATGAGGTCGAACACCGGGGCGCGCCGGACACGCTGACTATTCGCGCGCGTAGTGCGGATTTTCGCGGCTCGTTGAACACCCGGCGCGATGAGTCCTACCACGACACCACCCTGGGCGACATTGTGCAGAAGGTGGCTGCGCGCAATAAGCTGAAAGCCTCGCTGGCCGCCGGTCTGGGCGCCATCAAAATCAGCCATATCGACCAGACGCAGGAGACGGACGCGGCATTTATTACCCGACTTGCAACGCTCAACGGCGCGGTGGCGGCGGTGAAAAATGGCGTTCTGCTGATGTTGCGACCGGGGAACGGCGCCACGGTAGGCGGGAAGCCGTTGGCGGTGTATACCATCACCCGGCAGGATGGCGATCAGCACAGTTTCAGCATTGCCGATCGGGATGCCTACACCGGCGTAACGGCGAGCTGGCTCAATACCAAACAGCCGAAGCCGAAGAAAGTGAAGCTGCAGCGCAAGCCAAAAGAGCAGCATTTGCGCGCGCTGCAACACCCGAAGGCGAAACCGGGCAGCAGCAAAAAACCGGGGAAACCGGCGGAGGCGGCGAAAGGCGATTATCTGGTGGGGGCTGACGATAACGTGTTTGCGATCACCAAAATTTACGCCACCAAGGCCGCCGCGATGCGGGCAGCACAGGCGAAGTGGGAAAAGCTTCAGCGCGGTGTGGCTGAGTTCTCACTGTCGCTGGCGATGGGCCGGGCTAACATCACGCCGGAAACGCCGGTACGCGTCAGCGGGTTTAAAGCGGCGATCGATGCGCAAGACTGGATAGTGAGCAAAGTCACACACAATCTCAGCAATAGCGGCTTTACGACGGCGCTGGAGTTTGAGGTTTTGCTGTCGGATGTGATTTATGAAGTCTCGTAATGTGAATTGATGTTTTGTAAATTCACTTAAAGGTAGTTTTGTTCTCGATCGGGCGGAGTATTATCGCGACAAATGAGAGATTGAGAAGGGAATATCAACATGATGCATTGCCCGCTTTGCCGAACTGCCGCCCATGCCCGCACAAGCCGCTATCTAAGTGAGAACACTAAAGAGCGTTATCATCAATGCCAAAACATAAATTGCAGTTGTACTTTTGTGACGTTGGAATCTATTCAGCGGCAGATCGTATCACCGGGCAAAGTTGATATCGCTCCGCCACACCCAACCCGAAGCAATCAGGGAACACTTTGGATTTAACAAGAAGCCTGTGAAAGCAGGTTTTTTTATGTCCGTAAAATGGCTGTCGCCACTTTGTCGCCACAGGGTAGTTATGTGTTTTGCGAAGCATTGTTTTATAAGGATATTTTTTCAAGGCAACAAAAAACCCGATAATCTTGAACCTAAAAGGCGGGATTATCGGGCTCCACAAAATGGGGACATCAAAGAAAAGCAGTGGCACTAATTCAGACTGCTGCCCCCAACGAAAGTTCTGGCCGGCGACAAAAAAATCAAAATATTTTTATCGCCGAACCATCTCTCCCGCTAATCGATCAGCCGAGTATCCCTGGCCATAGCACCACGATGAGTGAACCCGCCAGCGTTAACAGCACGTTAGCGATGGCGTAGGTGCCGGCATAGCCCAGCGCCGGGATATTGCTGCGCGCGGTGTCGCTGATGATCTCCATCGCCGGCGCACAGGTACGGGCGCCCATGATGGCGCCGAACAGCAGGGCGCGGTTCATGCGCAGCACGTAGGCGCCGAACAGGAAGCAGATAATCACCGGCACCAGGCTGACGATCAGCCCGGCGATCAGCATCTGGCCGCCGACCGCGCCCAGGCTGTGGCCGATGCCGGCGCCGGCACTCAGGCCCACGCCTGCCATAAACACCATCAGGCCGAATTCTTTCACCATGTTCAGCGCGCCCTGCGGAATGTAGCCGAAGGTCGGGTGGTTGGCGCGCAGGAAGCCGAGCATGATGCCGGACATCAGCAGGCCGGCGGCGTTGCCGATGCCGAACGAGAAGTTACTGAACTGAATGGTGATCTGGCCGATCAGCAGGCCGATGATGAAGAAGGCGCAGAACGCCAGCAGGTCGGTCACCTGGCTGTGGATCGAAATAAAGCCAATCTTCTCCGCCACGCTCTTCACCCGGCGCGCGTCGCCGCTCACCTGCAGCACGTCGCCTTTGTTAAGCACGATGCTGTCGTCGATCGGCATTTCGATCTGGCTGCGGATCACGCGGTTGAGGAAGCAGCCGTGGTCGGTCAGCTTCAGCTGGCTCAGGCGCTTGTTCACCGCGTTGCTGTTCTTCACCACGATCTCTTCGGTGACGATGCGCATGTCGAGCAGATCGCGATCGAACACTTCCTTGCCGTTGCGGAAGCTCGGATCCAGCCGCGCGTGGGCGTCCGGGTAGCCGACCAGCGAGATTTCGTCGCCCACCTGCAGCACCGCGTCACCGTCCGGGTTGGCCAGAATGCCGTTGCGGCGGATGCGTTCGATGTAACAGCCGGTCTGGCGGTAGATGCCCAGTTCGCGCAGGTTCTTGCCGTCGGCCCAAGCCACCAGTTCGGGGCCGACGCGGTAGGCGCGGATCACCGGCAGGTAGACCTTGCGCTGGCTGTCGGTGTCCAGGCCGCGTTCGCGGGCGATCTGCTGGGCAGAGGTGGATAGGTCCTGGTGCTGCAGCTTCGGCAGGTAGCGCGCGCCGAAGATCAGGCTGACCAGACCGATCAGGTAGGTGAGGGCGTAGCCGAGGCTCAGATGATCCTGCGCCGCCAGCAGCGCCGGGCCGTTGACGATGGTGTTGCGCAGCGTATCGCCGGCGCCCACCAGCACCGGCGTCGAGGTCATCGAGCCGGCCAGCATGCCGGCGGTCAGGCCGATGTCCCAGTGGAACAGTTTGCCGAGACCGATGGCGATCACCATCGCCGAGCCGACCATCACCAGCGCCAGCATCAGGTAGTTTTTGCCGTCGCGGAAGAAAATCGAGAAAAAGTTGGGCCCGGCTTCCACGCCCACGCAGAAAATAAACAGCATAAAGCCGAGATTCAGCGCCTCGGTGTTAATGGCGAAGTGTTGCTGGCCGAGCAGCAGCGAAACCACCAAAACGCCAATGGAATTACCGAGTTGGACGGAGCCCAGACGGAGTTTACCGAGGCACAGCCCCAGTGCGAGTACCACGAACAGTAACAGAATGTAGTTACCGTTTAACAAACTAGCGACGTTTATGTTCACGGAGGATAACTTATTGTTTACCAGTAAGTGCTTGATATAGATAACTATAAGAGATAGATTCAGCCTTAAAACGACGTTATAAATCACCACCAGCGGAAGGCAAAGCGAACCATCGTTCGGCGGCGTTCATTCTAGACGCTATGACCGATGACAGCCAGCACAGAAAGCTGATTTCCTGCGCCGCCGTGCGCATTTAACTCTCTTTTGACCAAGGAAAAAATTCGGTTCAGCGTCACCGCGCGGGTGAGCGGTCCGATTTCTATTGATGCGGTAATTGGGCGGGGGAGAATTCGCATGACGAGTTATAGATATTGGCTGGGCATTCTCAGCTGTTTTCTGTTGTTCAGCCTGGTGTTTCTCGGCCAGCAAACCGGCCTGTTCGGCAGCACGGATCATGAGCACCACGGCGAAACCGGTCTGCTGCTGTTTGTGATCCCCGGTGCGATCGCCAGCTATCTGTCGAGCCGCAAGCGGCTGCTTTGCCCGCTGCTCGGCGCGCTGTATGCGCTGCCGCTGTGTCTGCTGATCCGCCATTTCTGGCTGACGCCGTCCTCTTCGTTCTGGCAGGAGCTGGCGTACGCCACCAGCGCGGTGTTCTGGTGCGTGTTCGGCGCGATGCTGATGCTGTTCGCCCTCGGCCTGTTGCAGACGCTGCAGCAGCTGCACCGGCGGCAGCGGCAATAA